CGGACTGTTCACATAACCACTGTTCAGTCTCAATAAGCTATCTCAATTGTAGCCATGTAATACATACAACGTCAAGCTCAAAATAGGTAAGCCGTGGAACACTGATAGAATATAGGATCTTTTGTGGAACACGTTCCGCATTATGTATATTGTTACAAGTTATGATGGCGAATGTACATACACGATGCTCCCAGAAGGGGGGGAGGGGGTCGATTTTTTTTCGGGCCGATTTTCACCGAACCATAATCTCCCCTTTAAAAAATTTGCAATCGGGCCATGTTCACGAAACAGATTACGCCAACATAAATTGCGTCTTGACAGATTGGTGATCCCATAGCAGTCCGATCTCATGCGTGGAGATTCATATCAATTGCAGGGCCAGATGGGCGGCAAGGCGTTTACTAGTGCTGATGGTGCGGTGACTGGCAACTTTCGTTGGGTTCAGATCGTTAATGATACTGTATTCAGTGCGTTGGCTAGTAACATCGTAGATAGTAACACCAAGCTTATTACGATCACTCACCCTGCTGGTACTGGCATTGGTGGGATCGTCACTGGGTTTACTGTTACCTCTGGTGTTGTTATTGGCTACTACGCTTAATGGCAAAACCTGCGTCACTGGCGGATCTGCTGTCTAGTGCCACAAAGGCATCTGGGCAGTATAGATCGTATGGTAGTCTCGATGACAAGGCACTGGACGATCAGGATATCCAGTTCACTGGGATCAACCAGAGGCTCCAGCTAAATCAGTTGGCTCCTACGGAGGTCAGGGAGAGTCTTAATGGACGCATGGAGGGGTACTGGAAACCTCGCAAGTCGGTAGTGGTAAAGTCCTCTGGTCTGTCTGGCACAGGCACTCCGCTGAAGTTGCCATTCTATTTGCTTAATACCGCGAAGACGATTACTGCCGCAAGCCTAGCCACATCGACTGTCACGATCACGATTGTTGGTCATGGACTCGCGGCTGGAACTACTGGGTGGGCCAAGGTATCTGGGATCACTGGGTACTCTGGGACTGACCCAAACGGAACATTTTTGCTGACTCGCTCTACTGCCGATACTTTGACATATACTATTACTGGGTCATCGGGTACATATGGAGTGAGTTCAGCATTACTATCGCAAGCTCCACTGAATGACAATACAGCAACCATCTTTGGTTCCTGCCTGTTCTCTGACCCATCGAGTAATAGCAACGAGAGTATTCTGATTGCTACGTCATCCTCGATCAAGCGGGTTAACTTATCTGATTTCAATAGCACCAATCTGAGTTACCCATCTGGGGTTACCCTCACTAACGAGGTTGAGATGCTTCAGGCGTTCGACAAGGTGATCATGTTCAGGAATGGTCAGCAGTCACTCCAATGGTTGGGAGGCACGAATACCTCACTGTACAAGTCGCCAGCGGGTGCGTTCTTCCAGCCCACATTATTCACTCCTACTTCATTTGCCTTGTCGAACGGAAAGTTGACGATGAGGTCTAATAACAAGACCCTCAATGCAACCATCACCATTGCTGCTGGTACTACGTTCGTGCTACCTGAGGTTTGGGATGATGGGACGCCAGCATCACTCAAGGACGATTATTATTTCGATGCCACAACGAATGCTATCACAATTGGTGGAGTAGGTAACACTGTTATTGACTACGCTGCATCCACTCGGACAATTACCTTGGGGACAGCAGTCGCTGCTGGGAGTTACTTGGTATCGATTACCACTCATGGACTCGAAATTGGTGACGTTATAATTATTTCTGCGGTATCACACCTTAATGGTATGAATGTAGGAGATGAGTATGTAGTTGGATTTACTGATAGCGTACATCAATTTGGATTCTTTGCTAATATCTCTGCTGGGTCTGGCAATATATCAGTAACCCTAGGAAAGGTTCAGACATCTGCGATTGGATTCATGTTCCAACCAGCACCACCTTGGGCCGAGTACTTCCAGCGTAGGCTATGGGTTCCATTTAATTACTCGCAGACTGGCACATATAACAATCCAGTGTTTGCTGACAGGAAGATTCGTGATGAGATCGCGGTATCAGACATTCTTGATAGCGATACGTTCGATCAGATCTATAGCCAATTCAAAATTTCTGGAGGAACTGCTGATTATATTGTTGGTATGCATGGATTCTACGATGATGCGATGATTATCCTCAATCGGAACAGCATCCACTCGGTAAAGGGCACTGCTGGATCGCTTGCTGATACCTCTGTAAGGGAGTTAACCTCGGAAGTTGGGTGCTTGGCTAGAAAAAGCATTGTGATGCAGGGTAATACCTTAATTTTCCTATCTGATAATGGGGTATATGCCTTAGAATTCCTTAACGATTATAACCTTCGTGGCACTGAGCAACCACTTTCCAAGAATATCCAACCATATATCGACAGGATCAATAAAGATAAAGCAGATAAATCAGTTGGAGTTTACTACGATAACCGATATTGGCTTGCAGTTCCGCTTGATTCATCAGTTGGTGCTGATGATGCAGTTGGAAACAACTCTATTTTAATCTTTAATTTCCTAAATGGTGCTTGGGAGTCAGTTGATACCTATGCTGATGTACGATTTAACATTTTAAATCTTCATGTTGCTAAAGCGGGAGTTAGGAATGATTTATATATTGTAACTGCCAATGGAGGAATTCACAAAGTTGATGATTCTGATAGCAATCTAGACATTGTATCAGTTGATACTACTTCATCTCTAGAAACTTCACTGCCAATCAATGCTACTCTTACTACGAGAGGCTACGATATGGGTGATATGGGGAGAAAACGCTTCAATGATATCCAGCTTCAGATGCAGGCTCTACCAACTGACTCAAGTGCCGCATTTGATATCTCATTCTCAGCAGAAGACCCAGACAATTCTTCGTTCGTTGGGAACACTGAGGATTCAATTGGCGAGATTCTGAAGGAATCGGATACCGCTAACGTAAGAACTCGTATTGGAGGAATTCGCGGATACACTGGAACAGTTATTATCAAGAGAACCAAGGGTTCACCTAAATTACACTCGGTAAAGTTGTCATCGACAATTACAAATAGATCAATCATCTCTCAAAACTAAATTATGGCAGGAGTAATCACAACAAGTCAGACGTTTGCGAACAATGACAACGTAACTAGCACAACACTCAATGCAATTGCTACAGGTAGTGCCTTTGGTACTATCACTGACGTTTGTGCCAACACAACCATAACAGTTTCTGCTGGTAAACTAAAGGTTGGAACAATCACATCGACAGAGATGGGTACTGACTCGGTGCTAACTGCAAACATTGCCAATCTGAATATTACAACAGCAAAACTTGCTGATACGGCTGTTACCACAGCAAAGATTACTGATCTAAATGTAACAACTGGCAAAATTGCTGACTTAGGGGTAACCACTGCAAAGATTGCTGACTCAAACGTGACCACTGCAAAAATTGCAGATGCAAACATCACTGCGGCAAAGCTAAACGGAGGACAAACTGGATCTGCACCTATTTATGGGGTTCGCGCATGGGTTGTGTTTGATATGACAAGAAATGCGGCTGGTGGAACAGATTCAGCAAACACAGCAAGATATATTTACGCTAATGGAAATGTTTCCTCTGTAGTAAAAAACAACACTGGGGACTTTACTGTTAATTTTACAACTGTATTGCCAGATACCTTCTATACATATAGTGGATCTGGATTAGATGCTGATGAAACTGGAGATATGATTATTGGACGGCCTGCTTCAGGTGGTAAAACAACATCCGGAATTAGACTTAAAGTAATAAATTTAAGCGGAACTGCAGTAAACAGAAGCGAAGTTGCTGTTAGCTTTATTCGATGAATGATTACCTCAAGCAAACACTTCATATTTATGAACGTAACGAGATCAATTTTCATGACGTTCTTGATTGGCATCTATGTCATGGAATCGTTGTCTCTTGCTTTGATGGATTCGCTCTTGGCTTCTACGTTAGTAGTGAAGATCCGACAACTGCTGTCGAAATATGCCACTCGGATTCTCTCTTTGTCACGATGTGTTGCGGCAATATGCACAAGTGTTTAGAACCATTCAAAGATGACTTTGAATACATTATCTTTCAGAGAGAATTTAAAAACTCACCAAAACTCAGAGGCTTCTCGATGAAGAAGTTCTTCAACAAACTAAAAAAATAAATTTATGGGAAACAAACCTAAAATGCCTAAGCCAACAAAGGCTGACTACGCTGGTCAGACTAATAAGCTACTGGATGTATATCGTTCAACTACTGGAGGCGTTCAAGATTTTGAGCGCAGTGCCAGAGAGGGATACATGGGCCTCAACCTTGGAGACATTACCAACTTCCTCTATGGCAATGGTCAGAATGGGTACATCTCTCAGTTTGGCAGGGCAACTGGACAGGCTCAGGATCAACTGACTGCTGCGCGAGGTGCTGAGTTTGCGTCTATGACTGGTCAGGCTGGAGCGGTGAGGGGTCTTCTAGGGGCTATGTCGCCTGAGAGTGAGCAGTTGATGCGGAATCAGGCATCGTTGGCTAATAGGTCATATCAGGAGGCTCAGGGACTCAGTGGTGAGGCAAATCGTAACTCACAACAGGCAGCTAGGGAAGCATATGCCAGTAGAGGACAACTCAACGGCAATGCATCAGTGGCAGCAGAAGTGCTAAACCGCGAAAGTGCAATCCAAAATCGTCGAGCTAATGCTGCTCAACTTGGAGAGCAGGCTTTCAGAACATCACAGAACTACTACTCTCCTGTTCAGGGACTTCTTGCTGGATCTCCAGCATCAATGTCGTTAGGTCAAAACTTTATGACCACTGGTACAGGCCAGATTGGCAATGCCTCTCCAAAACTATTCGATTACTCGACTGGATTCGGAATGGAACAGGCAAGGGTTAAGGCTCAGGACGCATACAATCAGGCAAAGTATAAACAAGATCTACAGAACTATCAGTCTGGTATTGGTAATATCGCAACACTTGCTGGAACAATTGGTGGATTTGCCATTGGAGGCCCAGCAGGAGCAATGATGGGAGCGCAACTAGGTGGAGGTCTTGGTGGAGCACTGGGTGGATCGAGTTCTGGTGGAGACTACGGATCATTTACGGATAAGAACTTTGCAAGTGCTAAGGACTTCAAGGGGATTTTTGGTTAATTTAAACAAAATATACAATGGTACTTTTAGGACAAGGATTCGATGCAAGCAGTTATACTCCAAGCTATGGTGTAGCTAATGAGGCTAATAATCAATTGTATCAGGCTCAACGAGAAGGATTACAGGGTGTTCAAAGCGGAATTAGTGACTACTCTAAGAAACAAAGTGATCTAGCGAAACAAGACAAGGAACTTGCAGCAAGAATCAAGGGTACTATTTCTCTTCTTGATAACGCCAAGGGTATCTATAAAGATTTTGCTCCACAGATCGATGCGATGAAGACTCAGTTATCTGATCCTTCACTATCAAACCTTGATAAGGCAGGTATTGCTGCTCAGGTCGATAACGCAATCAGTATGTTTGCGAAGTCTGGAACTGACAAGGTCAATCAGGACTATCAAAACGCACAGCTTCGTATTGAGCAGCAAAATGCAGAGACGAATCGGGCTAATGCCAACCAGCAAAATCGCAAGGACTTTGCAATGTTGTCCTCCTCGGTTGGTGCTGCAAGGCGGATGATCAATACTGCAAACCAGAACAAGATTGCAATTCCAGCGGATTCCATCTCGCAACTACAGGCAGCAATTGATGCTGGTGACTCTCAACAAGCAGGTGCTATCGCTAGTTCACTCTCCAAGAGCATCGATGACCTGACAAAACTCCAACGGACTGAGAAGAAGGTGGACTTCATGCAAGGTGGTAGTCGAGTAAGGCGTGGAGAGCAAACTGGTACTCTGTATGATTACGAGACTGGTAATGCAATTGCTGACTCCGCATTCCAACAGAATCCCAACATCAACTTTGATTCACAATCTGCCAAACAAATCTATGGCTTAGTAGGCAATGGGCAGGGTGCTGGGGAGTCTGGGTATGATCCTAGATTTGATAATCTCCCATCAGTCGATGCGGCGGCAGAAACCAACCCAGCTGGATTTGAGGGTGATATCCAAACACTCAGTGGTCAGGTTCTTCCAATGAACGAATCCACTATCATGGTTTCTCAAGATCCTAACTTTGATATTGCTGAGTACAATGGTCAGCAGTATGCGATTCCAAAACAATCACCTCCTACGAGTGCTCCCGCTCAACCGCAGGTAACTGCTCCTGTGCAGACAACTCAAGCACCTGTGGCAGAGCAACCTAAACCACTACCATTAGTATCGGTAGCAGACATTGATACGGCAAAGAAAACTATTGATCAGACTGATAGTGCTATCTCTACTCTTGAGGCTATGTACAAAACAATGACCGATCTTCAAAATCACAAAGGATTCAATGGAGTATTTGGGACAATAGGAACAAGTTTTATCTCTGGATCTGATGCGAAAGACGCACTAAATAAATTTGAATCAGTTAAAGGAAAGGCATTTGTTGATGCAGTTACTGCCGCAAAAGGAAGTGGACTGAGTCCACTCAGTAATGACGAAGGTGAAAAACTACTTGCTTCACAACTTGAAATTAAAACTAACTCAAGTGAGGAGGAGGCAAGGAGGATACTAAGTGATATGAGAGGCGTTATTGAAAACAGGTTGAAATTAATGTACGATACCAGAAATGATGCTATTAATCAATTGAAACCAGTAGCTGGAGATATGATGAAACTATATGGAACTAAACAATACAAACCATATGGTGGTGGTGCAACTGCCACAATGAACTACAAGAATGAATCCCAATCATATCTAGATTCAGCATCTAAAAGTGGTAATCAATCAAATCAAACATTGACTATTAGTCCACCATCTGGATATGTCCCACTAGGTGCTAGATTTGGAAACACAACAGGAAATCCAGCGCGATAATTCGACCAAATACAATTCAGATATATGGAAATTGATGAAAAACTTCTTCCTCAGTATAACTCTGCTGTTCGTGATGAACTGCAAAATTATCTAAATGAGTTAGTACCTATTTCGCCATTGGCTGGAGGGCCATCTGGTCGGGGTGCTGGATCAGATCCAGAGATATACCTGAAACCTGTGGAGACTAGGGATGACTTCATTGCTAGGGGTTTGATTAATGAGGATGGTAGTCCTACCGATTCTGGGAAAAGATTTGATGACCTTGGGATTGCTGGAGTGATTGATGCTAATGGATTGCTCACTGATAAGGGTAGGGCATACAAGCTATCAGATAATGAGTTAGTAAGACCAGAAAACATCGAGGCATATAAGATTGCCGATAGTGATGGATTATTTAAGAAAAAGGATGTACCATTATCTGATTATGCCTATCAAGCACTTGGTGGTTTATGGGATGCAGCAAAGGGTGCAATTGAACTAATTCCAACAGTTAGCCCTGTATATAATGCGTACATATCTGCAACTGGATCTCAAAAAGAACTAGAGAAAAAGATAAACGAGGATAAGGTTAAGATCGATACATTCATTCAGGACTCAACCAAGTCTATTATGAACGCGAGTGTTTTTGGACTTAAACTTGCTGGCATGGCTAGTAAGGAGAGTGATCAATATGCAAAGATTATTGATAACCTGATTCCAGATAGTCTGAAGTCTCCTGAGATGCTAGATTTAGCCGATAAACGCAATAAGGAACTGAATGAGAGATACTGGCAGACAAAACAACGCAACCAAGCACTCACAAATATCGTAGAGGGGTATAATAACTCAAAGCTAGTAAATGACCTAGGGATCACAACTGATCTTGTACTAAGGGCAGAAGAGGCAAAGGCAGCACTGCCTCAAGAGAGGGTTCAAGAAATTCAGAAGACTGTTGGATCATTTACGTCATTGGTTATCGACCCACTGGATATTATCCCATTTAGCAAGGCGTTCAGTGCAGGAGGAGTAGCTAAGACCGCATACTCTGGTCAACGTGCAGCGGGTAAACTTGCTGAGGAGATGACAAGGAAATCTAATGCTGAACTTGCCATTGCAACCTATGAACCACTCGTGCTTGCGTCTCAAGATGCTGCCGATCTAGCGTTTAGGAAGGCGGATGGTTTTTCTTCTGTTGGAAGCATTGAGCGAGCAAATACCATTCGTGCATTCGGTGAGAAGATGCAAAGCAAGGCAGACTCACTGAAACCACTCCTAGAACAGGCTGGAATTGATATCCAGAAGTCTACTCGTAACATTGATCGACTGTCAAAATTTACTGACGCACCTGCTATTCTTGAAAATATGGCAGATGTTGGTAGGAAATCCGCAAGCGTGATTGCTGATCAAGTTGGTAAAGCAACTGAAGCAATTGGTTCTGGACTTGAAAAGATCGATAGTGGCATCTCTGGATTCATCTCTGATACTGGAGTCGATCAGGCAAGGAAGGCACTAAATGTAATCGGACTAGCAAAGACTGGAGCATTATTTAGCGGGGTTCCAGCCCTACAGGTAGCAGCAGGGGTTATATCCTCTGGGCCTATACTAAAGGCAGTTGGTAACTTCAGCAGAGTCATGGGTCAGGAGGCACTTGAGAAGATTGGTTCAGTACCATTCTGGCAACGAGTCGCAGCAAATGAAACTGTCGGGCCTATGGGCAAGGCACTATCTCACTTTTTTGACTCGGCAACAACTGCTGGAATGTTTGGTGGTCGGGCCGCAACGGATGCCATCAAGGGCACTGCACAATTAGTACCAATGATGACCGCAATTGGAGTTGTTCAGAACGATGGTAACCTCGACGCAAATGTCATCAAGAGCGCGGTAGGTCAATCGGTTGCATTCGGTGGGGTTGGCAGGGCAATGGGCGGCATGATGATCGGATCGAAGCGTAATATTCGCGTGAACCAACTCGGTGATGAGATGAACTTCAGGAGGCGTATTGAAGATCCAGAGCAACTATCTCGGTTTATCAACCTACCTGCTGGTATCCGCCGATCAATCGGAACCTACTCTGCCGCATTCCCAGAACTGAAGTGGGACTTCAGAACTGAAGGTGGATCGTACTACACTGACAACGGAGTTAGCAGCAGCGTTGGAATCAACATTAATAGCACAAACCCACTAAAGGCACTTGTAGCCCATGAGGTTAACCACGCACTACTCATCAAGAATGGCATGGAGGAGGCAGTCGCGTCACTGCTAGTTGGTGATGGAATCCAGAATGGCGGGATCATCAGAGCACTAGATGGCACTCTTGACCCATCATTTGAGAAGTTTAAGACTGAGTATCATGCTCGAATGGAACGTCAGGCTAGGTCTAACAACCAGATCTACAAGCCAATCGATGACCGCAAGATGGCAGTCGAATACTTTGTGGACTCCAAGGCAGACAGGATGCTGGAGATGGCACAGAGTGGTCAACTTGGGCGTATTGCTGGAAAGTCAAAGATGAATGCAGTCCTCGACTCTGTTATCAGTTCGATTCCTATCATCAAGGATCTTCACATGAAGATGGGTGGAACCTACGAGGCCAATGGCAAGATGGTAGATGGTACTGGTCTAGCTACGCTCATCGAGACCCCACAGGGCAAGAAATTATTCAACGATATGTTGCATGACTCCGCTGGATGGAGACGATCAAACAAGTTGAGTAAGTATAATAGCGAACCAAGCTCGACTATCTTCTTGGATGAGAATGATCCAATGCACAAATTGCTGGTCAGTGACTACGAGACTGATGTTAATGGAGTGCTAATCCTCGACAAGAACAAGAAGCCTATCCCAATCAGTCGGGATACGGATCAACGCCGCGAGGCTGGAGGATTTAAGATCGACGAGATCCAACGCAATCGGGTAGCCGCAGGCGAAAACCTTGAGGATGGTGAGTTGCGCTACAATCCCTCTACTAAGTCTTGGGATGGATACTTCCTATCCAATGCTGCAATCGCACAACTTGAGGCTACTGATATATTCAATCGTAAGCAGATCGAGATGTTGCGTAGTTTGAATAGAACGGTGCAGAAGGGTGATGGATCTCGATTCCAAGTGCTCTACAATCCAGCTACAAGCAGGGGGAGAGGTGGAAAGGTAAGGTACGCCACAAGGGGAGTTAAACTCGTTGAGGTGGTTCCTGTTGGCATTAAGGTGGGTGCTAAGGGACAGATCTTGATCGAAGCAATGGATACCCACCAGTTAGCTGAGAATATCAAGCAGATGGCATCCAAGTCAAAAGCTCAGAAACTCAACCATACCATCCAGACGATTATGAATGATGCTCAGGAGATTATGAGGTCTCATGCAACAATGGATGTTAAAGGTAAGAAGAAGAAATCAGAACCATCTGATCAATACTTTAAGGATAAGTACGGAGAGAAGTGGGAAGAGTACAAGGGATTCGCCAATGCTGTATTCGGCAAGATGAGTGCGGCTCATGCTGAAAAGAACCCTACACTGAACAAGGTTAAGCCTTCTCGTCCAGTATTTAAGACATATCGTCTGGATCGCACTAACAAGGTTTCAAGTATGTCTGGTGATCAGATGCCATTTAACTATGGCAAGATTGTGGCGAACTACCTCCCAGAAGGAAACCCACTACTTGATAAGAATGGTGAGGTTATCAATATTAGGGAGGAGCAACAGAAGGCTATGGATAATGCTGGCAAGGAACAAGTCCGTTATATGCCAGAAATTGCAGTGGTTCCTGAGCGATTCACTGGATCAAAAGGAGATATTGAACGCCGTGGAAAATATGTAGAACCTCCTAATTTCTTCAAGAAGTTCAATATCGAATCGTATGAGCGAGGAGGGAGATTCTTTGACAAGGATACTGGTGATGATCTTACAGGCAGGGGTTATGGGATGGGATCAATTGATGTATCAACTGGGAAACCATCTCTCTTTGTCGATGGAGAAGCCAAAACCAACCCTGAAGGATCAAAATTCAAAACGAATTTATTCAAGCAGAGTGCTGGATGGAAATGGATTTCAGAAAATCCACCAAACACTTCCACAATTGTTTCGGTCGAAGGTAAGGGGAAACACGTTTACACGCTCAAAGCGAATTTTGAGAATGGTGTGAATTTGACTAGATATTCAGAAAAAAAGAGTGAGCCAAGACTTAGACCTACTGCAATTGGTGAAATGCAAACTGGAACCCCAATTGGAACAATTTCAATTCGTGGTAAAGAGCACCCAGTTTATGACTCAGTTGGGATTGTTTCAAAGAATGCTACGCAACCAGCATCCAGCGACATCCGCTATCTTCCTGAGGCAGACAAGAAGTATCTTGAGTTAGCTAAAGATCCTGAGAGAAACAAACAGGAATTGGAAAAAATAATCAATGATGAAGCAACCACAAAAATCAAAAGGATTGTAAGTCAAAAAACAAATACTCCTCTTGGAGGAACATTTAAAGTAGAAGCACAAGGCCCACTTTATAGATCGGTAACTCAGAGAGATTGGGACAGAATTCAAGAACAAGGTTATCTTGATAGTGACCAAAGATATGCTGTATCTAAAAAAGAAGGTATAAATATGGCAACATCTCCATTGTCATCAATTACATATGCTGGAAAAGGTGATAATTCAGTTCTTCTTAAAATTGATCCATCCAATATTAATCTACATGGATATTCTGGTGATCAATATGTTAGAACATGGGATAAAATAAAATTAAGTGATATTGAAGATATTGGCAAATTTATTGGTGGTGAAACAAAACCATCATACATTAAGGATATTCAATATGATGACGCAGGAAACATCATTCCTCCATCCCAACGCTTCAACCCAGCATCCAGCGATATCCGCTATATGCCTGAAGCAGACAAAAAAATCAAAATTGCGGTAAATATAAATGACTCAGGTCAGAAATTTACTGATCAAATTCTCAATGGTGAAAAAACAATAGAGACAAGACCAAGCATTAATAATGCATTACAAAGTTATCTTGGACAAAGAGTCGGTATTGCTAGAACTGGAGTGAAAAATCCACAAACAGGAAAAGCTGATACTAAGATAGTTGGTTATGCTACTATTGGGAAATCACCAATCCATTATACATCAGAAGAGGCATTTAGAAAAGATGAGAGCAAGCACCTTGTTAAAGCTGGATCTAAGTTTGATATCAAGCCTAATGGTGAAAAATTTGGATATGAATTAACAGACATTGTGAGAGTAAATCCTTTTTCTCCTCAATCCACAAATATTAAGTTCTCGACTATTGATACAAGCAAATTTGATAATAAGAAAAAGGCTCCAACCAAGACTGCAAAAGTTTCAAAAACAAAAGCAGAAACAAATTCTATTGCCAACGCAGTTAAGATGAAATAAATAGGCATAGTTTTCAACATGAGCAAACCAGCAATACAGGAGAATCCACCAGACGAGTGGTTCCAAAAGGTCATGGAAAGGGCTAAGTCCCATGGCGATCCACGGCAGGTCGAATCATTTAACCCATACGGAGCCGCAAAGGCCCTCTGGGGTCTGGCACAGGGTAAAAGCATACTCAGTATCAGCAAGGACACTGGGATCGATCGTAGCACCATCAGGGGCCTCGCATGGAGGCATGAGGATACACTGGAAACCAAGAGAAAGGAATTCTCCAAAAAGTACGCACTCGCGGCTGAGGAATATACCGATCTTCTTTTCGCAAAGGCGGAGCAACTCGCGGATGATCCAGATCAGTTAAAGAATATATCCCCTGATCGATTGGCACTCACGATTGGAATCATGACCGATAAAGCCACTCAGTTGAGCGGTATGGCAGGTCTGGTCATCGAGCATAGGAAGGGTGCATCTATTGATGATGCCGCGATTATGATTGCTCAGGCTAAGTCTAGGATTGCTCAGAAGATCAAGTCTGAGGCAGTCGAAGCTGAAATTATTGACGCATGAAGTGGAGATCCCATCAGATCCTGACTCCTCCCACGGATGAGGAAATCGTACTCATGGAGCCAGATGAACTGGTCGAGTTGCATAGGATTTACCATGAGGCAATCGAGAACGCAGAGAAAGATCCATATCGCTATGGGTTTAGGTTACCCCACTGGAGTCGGGCCGAGGAACAACTGAATGAAGTTACGGAAATCCTAGCACTCGGTGGGAACCGATCAGGCAAGACTCAGTTTGGTGCGTACTCTGTAGTTCGGGCGGCAGTCGAGAATCCCAACTCGGAAATCTTCTGCTTCGCACAGACCTCTGAGGTATCTATTCGCCAGCAACAGAAAGCGGTATACGAGTGGCTACCTGCTGAGTTAAAAACAAAGCAGACAAGTGCTGGTGCATATATTTCATATACTCAGAAGAATGGCTTTACTGACTCATCACTGATTCTTCCAAATGGATCTCAGATCATCTTTAAAACTTATGCACAATATACTAATAATCCAACAATCCTAGAGGGTGCTGAGCTTGGATCTCGTAATCCTATTTGGCATAATATCGGGGTATGGTTAGATGAGTACTTACTTGGGCCTGAGCTAGTTAACACTCTACGATTCCGCTTGGCTACAAGGGATTCTAAGATGCTGATTACCTTTACACCTATCAATGGCTGGACTGAGGTAATCAAGGAGTTCCTAGATGGTGCTAAGACGATTGAATCACGCAATGCAGAACTACTCAACGGAGAACTAGTACCATACGTCCAGCGCAGTAAGAAGCGTAACGCATCCATCCACTATTTCCATTCTCAGGATAATCCATTCGGAGGATATGATCGGATTCGTGATACCCTAATCGGAAGACCAAAGGAGGAAATCCTAATTCGGGCCTATGGAGTACCAGTGAAGTCTCAGGCTACTAAGTTTCCCAAGTTCAATACTTTGGTCAACGTCATCGAGCCTGACAAGGTTCCAACAAAGAATGTTACTAGGTATCAAATTATCGATCCAGCAGGTGCTAAGAATTGGTTTATGTGCTGGGTAGCAGTTGCCGAGTGCGGTACTTACTATGTTTACAGGGAGTGGCCTAGCGTAGATATTGGTGATTGGGCAGAGTGGAAGAGTGGCAAGTGGGTCTCTGGAGAGGGTGCTAAGGGTCTTGGATATGGCATCAGGGACTATGTGGAACTCATCAATGATTTTGAGGAAGATGAAGAAGTGTTTGACAGATTGATAGATCCAAGGCTAGGTGCGGCAAGGTATCAGGGCACTGAGAGTGCATCATCCATTATTGAAGACTTAGCAGAAATGGAAATCGTATGCAATCCAGCCGCAGGACTTGAGATCGAGGAGGGTCTACAGGCACTAATCAGCAAGATGAGTTACGATACGAGCAAGCCTCTAGACTCAGTGAATCGTCCTCACTTTTACATCTCAAGTGATTGCCAGAATATCATTCA